CTTCAGAAATAGACAAATGAGCGAAGCTCCTATATATATCTTTTACATTAACATTATCATTAACACTTACAGCTATGTTTGCTATCGGTTTTATGCGTTTGCTATCGTTTGCTATATTTTGCCATCTTTTTGTTGCTCCTGCTATTCCTGCTTCACTACGTTTTTGTTTCTTATCGCCCCATTTTAACAAGTCACGTTTTAAACTTTGTTTAATTGGTTCAAATGCAATTTCAGTTATTAAGTCTTCGCATTCTGGGTTTAAATCATTTACATATTTTAAAATATGTTTAAACAATTTTCCCGTTTGTTCGTCCGTTAACTTTTCTATTGTATGTATTATGTCACTATACAATATAAACCCTTTTTTTTCTTCAGCCATACTAAATTTTTTAAATAAAAAAACCCCTGTAAAATCCGTTGCGTCTAACTTCAACTTCATAAACAAGGGTAATAATTCCTTTTGTACTTATAATGTTAGACGAGTACAGTTGCAAATATAAAAATTATTTTAATATAAACACGAATTAAAATAAATTATTTTTTATTCTTGCTTGAATTTTACGCAAGTCTTTTAAGTTTTTTGCTTCTTTTATTTCTTTTCGCAAGTCAAGTTCTGGACGTTCTAAACTCAAAAGTAATTTATAATACTCCGTGTTGTGCTGAAAAAGTTTATTTTTAGTTTCATCTAAATTTTGGTAATTTTTTAAACCGTGTAAAATTGTTGCGTGGTTCATTCTAAATAAACTTCCAATATTTTTTAAAGTGTAACCCTGTTTCCGTAGCGTATTAAATAAATAAACTCGTTTGTGTATTATTTCAACTTTTCGGTTTTTTTGTGCAAGTCCGTCTTGTTCTATTATTTCTTTTATTAGTTCTATCATTATTTCGTGTTTTTAAATGTTTTGTTGTAATAGTCTTCGCCACTAAACCAATACTCGTAATTTCCTTCGTCTTTACTTTTTTTTAATTTGTTCCCGTGTGCTTCAACTATTTGTTGTTTTTCCAGTTCTAAATATTTATGAAAGTGGTTAATAAATTCTTTACCTTCCGTTGTGTAAACATTTAATAAATTGGGATGCAATTCTTCTAAATCGCTAAATACTTGCTGTAGTGCTGTTTTCATTTGTTTAATTTTTAGTTATTATTATTTTTTATTATTTAAAATAAATAACATCCATACAATCAACCATAATGGAATTGTTATTAACGCTGCTGAATATATCATTGTTCTATTTGTTTAATTTCAATTATAATATCGTCATTCTTTTGTATTAAGTTTTTAACGTGCTGGATGTCGTAAGCTTCAACTATTCGTGTTTCTAACTTAACAGGTGCGCCAACATACGCCCAAGTTTTAAATGTTGCTTTAAATCGTTTCATTTCTTTAAATTTAGTTTGTTCGTTTTTTTTAATTCTGCAAATCTCAAGGTATAACCCTAAATCAAATGAACCCCTATCTTGTCTTTGCCACCAATCTAATTGGTCGTATATAGTTCCAGCTTTCATAGTTCGTGGTAAAAATTATAGTTACTTTCATCGTTACTCGCTTTCCATTCCCAAAAATTGTAGTGTACCAAATCGCTGTTTATTGCTTCCTGCATTTCTAAACGTAAATCTTCTAAAATACGAACCCCAAGAACGTGCGGTTGTAAATTGTCGTCTGTTTCTGTTAACCACTTTTCCGAAACTTCAACATCTAATTCAATAAATGCAAACTCCGAAACTTCGTCATAGTCCTTAAATTCCCAAGTTCCAGCAATCGAATAAGTCCAATCTGTAAATTCATAGGTTAATTCCCAACCTTTATTCCAAAATTCTAAATTTCTATTTTTCATCTTACAGCGCTTTTAAATACATTAAACAATAGAACATACCACCCAACACTATAAACACCGTTAGAGTGCTTAAAAAGTGCCTTAAAAACGATTTGTGTTCTTCGGTTGTTGGTGTAAAGTAATCAATTAAATTTTTCATAGTCTTATTTTTTAAATTGGTTAAATAAATTTTCTACTTCCTGCATCTGCTCTTTGTTCAAAAATGTTACTAAAGTCTGGATGATTAAATGCAGTTGGTTCGTGTTTAGTTTGTTTTCTTTTTGTTGTAGTTCCAAAAAGTCTAATACTTGGTTAAAGTTTTTCATAGTTTTTAAATTGTTTCGTTAATAATTATATGCAAATATAAATACTATTTTAATAACTGCAATACTTTTTAACAATTATTTTTAAATTATTTTTAATTATTTTTTAAAATCCTTGTGTTTATTACGTTTTATGAATAGAAAAAAGAGTAATTTATATTCATTCTAAATAAGGTAAAACATATAATAAAGGTAATTTTTACCTAATAATGTAATAAAGTAAAGGTCGCAATTTGTGACAAAAAAAAACAGCTACGTGCTGGGTGCTTATAACTGTTTTCTTTTTATTAACTATGAATTGCAAATATATTAAAAAATATTTGTTAATCGTGCAACTTGCCCAAATTCTTTGTGATGTATGTAACCTTCAACCGCTTTTGGAACGCCTGTATATCCGTTTTTGTGATGCCAACTGTCACTTCCTGAAGGGCTGCGTAACGTTTCAAATGTTACTCCAATAAAATCTTTACTTGTTTTGTGGTGAACGTGATGCGAATAAATATATCGGTGTTTTGTTTCGCTCCATAAAATTGGAAACTCCGTAGCTAATAATAAAGGTAGGTTTTCGATTTTTGCTCCGTCTCCGTGTGTAGTTCCGATTAGATTGTTTCCGTACTTAAATGCCTTACGATGCTTTAAATCTACGTTAAAATTAATTGTGGACTTACTAAAGTGCGCTTCAATAAGTTGCATTAAGAAAAAGCCGTGCGTTAAATCGTGGTTACTTGGGTTGTAAACAACTTCGACGTCTGCAAAACTTAATAACTTTTCTAACAAATCAATGTAAAGGTTCTTCGCCATTATAAAATTGTCGTACCACATTCCGTCCGTGTCTTGTGGTGTTCCACCTGTTGTTGTTCGTCTGGTGTTGTCGGTGTGTAAAATGTCGTTTCCTGCAACAAATAATACTTTGTCTATGTTAAACCCTTTTGCTTTGTTTAAAATGCCTTGTAAACCGTCTTTTGCACGTTTAACGGCTATCTGGCTGTTATAGTCTTCGCCTGTTTCAAATGCTGTTGCAAGTTTTCCAATGTGTAAGTCTGCAATATCAATTACAAGTAAATGCGTGTCTTCGCTTTTTATTGTTTCGATTGCGTGATATTTTGGAGCGTATAACTTTACTTCTTTTATACATTCGTCTTTTATTCTTTGTATTTCGTTTAGTTCTTCAACCTTAAAGTTTGGGTTTTTAAAGAATAAACTTGCTTGTTTGGTTTTTAGCCATCCGTGTTTTACGTCTTTGTCGTCAACTCCAGCTTCGTCGGTTGCTTCTTTTATTCCGCGATACTGCATAAGTATTTCGATTTCGTCCTGTTTTAGTCGAAACCTTGCGCTGTTATTTTTCATAAAAAATTTAGATTAATGATTGTTTTGCGTACTTCCATAGGTACGAAAGTAGTAAACCTATTCCAACCCCAACAAATAATAAATTTAAATTTCCTTTAGGTCGGTTCTTTTTGCCTTCAGCTTTTGCTTGTGCCTTTTGAACTACCTTGTCTTTATAAATAGTTTTTACTTTTATTTTGTATTCACGTTTTAATTGTATTCGTGTTTTTGGAACGTAAACTGTGTTGTATTTTATAATCGTGTCTTTTGTGCTTATAAACTTTTCCCAAACTATTGTGTCGTTTACAATAACAGGAATACTATCTAAAGTAGTAATACGAATTGTGTCGCCTGTTTCTTCGCACTTGTAACCCTTTTTTATTGCTTTGTTCAGGTGAAATTGAGCCGAACACGAATAAAGTAAAATGCTAATAATTACTATAAATAGTTTTCCCATTTTTTTTAGTTGCTTTTAAAACTTGTTTACGATTTTTAGAACTATAACTAACGTGAACCCAAGACGGATTTTCATCGTTTCCAAACTCCCAAATAAGTTGGTCGAACTCTAATTTGTCTTTAATAAAATTAAAACCCTTTGCGCCTATTTGTAAGTCCATTGCTTCGCCTTTTGTATGTTGTGAAGTCTTTGAGCCACCTATCATTTTATTAACCTGTAAACTACGAAAACCCGAACTAATTTGTATCGGTGTGTTTAAGTGAATTCTTAACGGTTCAAAAACGTTTTCACACAAAAGTTTTGCAGACGCAATTTGCGACTCGTTCATTTCGTTATTAAGATTTCGTAACGTTGCCAACCCTGAAGCTTGAAACTCTTTTAATGTAACGTGTGCGCTTAAATTCATTTTAACTTGTTTAAATCGTCTTTAACTTCTTTTGCTCGTGCAAATAATAACTTTGCCGACTGCCATAAATCTATTCCCTTAACAACTTTGTAATTTTCGTTTATAGACATTATTTCTATACTTGCCAGAACCAACGCTAAAACTTTTGTAAGCATTAAAGGAACTGAAAAGAATTGTAAAATTATTTGGTTAAGAATAAAATAATCTATTAAATAAAAAAGTATAACCGTCAATTCGTATAAAAGTAATTTAGAAACTATTGCTGAAAGTTTGCGTGAAGTTATTTCTTGTTTTTGGTGTTTTGCTTTCCAAATTCCTGTTGCAGTGTCCGACAATATCAACACAAATAAAAGCCCAAGTATTCCGCTAATAGGTAAAAAAAACGAAAAGCAAATTGTTATAAGTTTCAACGCTGAATTTTTAATTGTGTAAAGTAATAAATATAATTGTAGTTTCATAAGTTCAAATCTTCAAGCGCTTCCGTTAAGCTAAAAGTTAAATAAAAAAATAATGTCACCCCTGCCAAATTAATGTAAAGTTCCGTGCCTTGAACCATTAAAGAAAACGAAGTTAAAAAACCCGCTATAAAATATAAACTTGCTAAATAATTACTTTTCATTATAGTCCTCCGTCTGTTATAGTCCATAATGCTGTCCCTGTTAAAAATAACCTACCTGCTGTAGCAGCTGCTGTATATTTTGCAGTGCCAAAATCTATGTCTAAACTTGACTGTACTGCTTGTGTACTCCACCCATTATAGATTGCGTTTAGATTAGTTGTAGAGAAAGTTGCATCTGTTTTGCCGAACATAAAACCGTAAAAGGTTTGAACATTTGCTACGTTCCAAGTCCCTATGTTTTGGTCAAATGCTGTAGCTCCTGCAAACATTCCTTCCATATCTGTAACTGCTCCTGTATTCCAAGAACTTATATTTTGATTAAATGCTGTAGCATCTCTAAACATTCTATTCATAAATTCAACAGCTGAAGTGTCAAAATTTAACGGCTGATTAAATGCTGTGCAACCATAAAACATTAAACCCATAATCGTAACTGCTGAAGTGTTAAATGACAAAGATTGATTAAATGCTGTAGCATCTCTAAACATTCCTTCCATATTTGTAACTGCTGAAGTATCAAAACTTAATGCTTGATTAAATGAAGTGCAACTATAAAACATACCACCCATATTAGTAATTGCTGAAGTGTCCCAAGAATTTATATTATTAACTGAAGTTAAAGAAGTACATTCAGAAAACAAGGCATCTAAATTAGTCACCCCTGTTAAATCTAAAGTCCCTTGAACTGAAGATAAATTTAAGTTAGGGCAATAGGCAAAGTTATAACCTGCGTTATCAGGACCTAATTGAAGCTGTCCCCAATTTACTACTGAAGTAATATTTGGTGAGCCACCTGCATTACCAAAATACCAACCTATGCAAGTACCCCTAATTATAACCGTATAAGTTCCTGCTGTTGCGTAAGTGTGTGCTGTTATAGTGCCATCATTGACATCTGTATTACCATCTCCCCAATCAATAGTTCCTGTATAAGTTCCTGCACCATAAGGTAGTGCTATAGTTTCACTTGGAGCAGTTGTAGTCCATTTTGTTGTAAATGCGCCTACTATATTTGTTAACCCTTCATAACTTACTAATTCCGAAGAACCCCAACCAATATAGTTATTTGCGCCTTGTCCCCAACCTATTGTATTGTTTGAAGCTCCGTCACCCCAACCGTTTTTATTTGACATTTTCTAATTTTTTTAAGTAAGTTTTTAACTTAACTATGTTTACTTCTTTTGGTTTGTAAGTTTTCATATATACCAAGATGTATAATTATTATTAGTATCTGGAAACATATCGCTATTTGAATTCGTGTTGTATTCAGGAAACAAATTATTATTATTACTTATATAGTCAATAAAACGTTGTGTGTAGTGTTGTGCTATTTGTGTTTCCTTTTCAATTAAAAAGTCTATTTCGCTTTTTTCTACGCTTGTTGAATTTTCGGAATTGTGTTTATAAACTCCTTTGTTTGAAATCGTGTAACAAGCAAACGGCAAATAATACTTCATAGCTAAATGAATAAGCATTGGCTTTAAATAAGTCGTTGTAAGCGTTAAATAATTTCCCGACAACGTATTTGCTATGATGTCCGCTTTTATCTTGTCTAATAGCTTCGTACCCGTGTAATTTTGAAGGTCTGTATCTTGTGCAATCTTTATGTATTGAATAAAATTGTCCGTATCAACGTTTCCGTTTAACGAAGTAAATTTAACTATGTCTTGTCGTGTTACTAAAAGTGCTTCTGCCATTATTTCTTAATATTTTTAGGTAAAAAACCTTTGTTAGGCATATCAATTGGACGTGTACTTACTAACTTTGGGTTGTTAATTACATATCCGTATTTTTCTGCCTTTTGTCCTGCAATTTGTCGCGCTCGTGGGCTGTTTATATCAATGTTAGTTCCTTCAAAACTTGCGTAAACTTGTTTGTTCCAACGGTGGTGGCAATTTCCACCGCCTTTATACAACCAAATTGAATACGTGTCTGTTCCTTTAGGCCCCCAACCTGCGTTAACAACTTGTGTTTCCATTCTTAAAATGTCTTCTTTTCTATAAATCTTGTTTGCTAAAATCATTTGCGTACAAAATTCACGTCTATTTTTAGTTACTTCACCTACATACTTATAACGTGTAAAAAATTTAACTCCGTCTATTAATTCGTCTTGTTGACTTTTGCTATTTGGAAAAGCTGAACCTGTAGAAACCAAGTTTACAATTTTGTTTAATAAACTTTGTTTAGGTTCTTTACTTAATAATTCATTTTCTTCGTCGTCTGTGTCGTAGTCAACTTGTTTTTCATCTATAAGCAACCAATTGTCTTGTGGTTCTTCGCCTAAATCAATTAACGGGTTTGTGTGTGCGCTTAATTCGGTGCCTGTTTCTTCTGCAACTTGTTCTGCGTTTTGCGTGTTTTCCAAGTCCGTAAACTCTAAAGGTTGTAAAGTCTTAAAGAATAACTTTAAAGCAACTCCGTTAAACGCTAAAATGCTATCGAACGCGTCTAATATTTCTTCTTGGAACGGTCTAATAACCATATTGTCAAAAAGAATACTTGAATTTTTTAATTCTTCTGCGTTACTTGAAAATCCGTTTGTTGAAGCAACCCCAAACAATAACGGACTTGTAATATTGTGTCCTAACATTATTTTGCGTAAACATTCTTCGCTTAAATACGTGTAGTGTTCTGGAGCGTCGTTTAACGGAATATCGTCAACCGTTGTTTTGCTTTCTGCGTTGTTGTTAAACGCTACTATAACTTTTTGTCCGCGACTTCCTGTTAGTTTGTCAAGTACCTTGTTTGAAATTATTTGTTGTTGTTCATCCGTTGGAACTCCGTTATTAAAATTGACAACTTTAGTTCCGCTAAATCCGTTTTGTACTTCGTTAATTAAAT